AAGATTTACAAGAGAGAGCCGAAAGGCAAAAGATGGCGAGGGCATGGTTAAATGAGTAATACGGAAGCAAAACTAATTTCTGCAGTACTAGAGGACAAACAAGTCCATGTATTGTTACAGGCAAATGTAGATAATCTTCTGCGTACTCACAATGATGTCTGGCTGTTTATCAGAAACTACTTTGAGAACAATCATTCCGTTCCGCCAGTGGGTTTGGTTGTAGAAAAGTTTAGGGACTTTGAACCTCTCAAGGGTATTGGAGCAACAAAACATCACCTTGATGAGCTTCAGGTTGAGTATCTAAATGACAGCCTTAAAGATATTCTACGCAATGCTGCAACAGAGGTCCAGCTAGGTCAGGGTTCCGAGGCTCTAGAAAAACTTATTGGATCAACCTCAGAGCTTAAAAAGAATACATCTACCATTAGGGATATTGATGTCACAGATTTAGATTCTGCTATTGCATTCTTTGAAAATGTAAAGAAGCAACAGGAAGCTGGATCTATTGGTATTAAGACTGGCTTGCCAGGTTTTGATGACTATCTACCTTCAGGAATTATGCCTGGACAGCTTGGGGTTTTCCTTGCTTATCCTGGTATTGGCAAGTCGTGGCTATCGCTATACTTTGCAGTACAAGCCTGGAAGCAGGGGAGATCTCCATTAATTATTAGCTTGGAGATGTCTGAGACAGAGGTTCGTAACCGAGTATTCACTATTATGGGGGAGGGACTTTGGTCTCACAGGAAACTAAGTTCTGGAGATATTGAGCTAGACACTTTGGCTACTTGGCACAAGAATCATTTACAGGGTAAGCCTGAATTTCACATCATTTCTAATGATAGTGGTGGAGAGATTACTCCGTCGGTTTTGCGTGGAAAGATTGATCAATACAAGCCAGACTTTGTGATTGTAGACTACCTTCAGCTGATGAGTCCAAACCAGAAGTCAGACAATGAGACAGTAAGGATGAAGAACCTGTCTCGTGAACTTAAGCTTATGGCAATTTCTGAAGAGGTTCCTATTATTGCAATCTCCTCAGCGACTCCAGATGACGTTACAAAATTAGATACTGTTCCAACTCTGGGCCAGACTGCCTGGAGCCGTCAGATAGCCTATGACGCTGACTGGGTCATAGCTCTGGGTCGTGGCAGCAACAGCGATGTCATGGAGTGTGTCTTCAGAAAAAATAGGAATGGCTTTATGGGAGAATTTATGGTTCAGGTAGACTTCGATAAGGGGCTCTACAAATATAAAGATGTCCTAAATCTCAACTAAATAAACAAATGGGCTTTATAATGGATGAATGGAACGCATACACCACAAGCCAATAAAGCTTTACAGTCTAGATGGCAACATCTATGACGACTCTATTCTCTGGAGACTACGCATAGAGTACTCAGATCTTTTAATTGCAGAGATGAGATTTGCGGGGTATGTTCCAAGATTAGACATTGACGAAAACTTTACTATAGGGTATAATGAAAACATAAAAGGTTTTAATTTTAAGCTTTCAATGTATGGAATTTATGTGGGGAAGAGAAAGAGCGAATGGATATTAGGAGTAGACGGAACGCTGGTCATTCCTATGCGCCAGAGCAAGTTAAGCGAATCCTGGCAGGAAGTGGTGTAGATATAGAGTCTGAGGTAGACACAGACTTCATCATCTTCTGCCCTTTTCACGGCAATCATAGAACTCCAGCTGGAGAAATTGACAAAGTTCGTGGTACATTCTTTTGTTTTTCTTGTCACCATATTGCAGATCTTGCAGAGTTCGTTATGCATCAGACTGGCAGGACATACTTTGAATCACTTAGGTTTATTAAAAGCAAAGAGGTGGCAACCAACCTTGAGTCTGAGATAGATCAAAAACTTATAGAGAAGCCCCTATATGTTCAATATGATGAGGTTCAGGTAAAGAGGCTACACTCTACAGCGATAGAGTCGCCTCGTGCCCATACATACTATAGTGGTCGCAAGATTAGTGATAGTTCTATTAAAAAGTTTAGCTTGGGCTACTCAGACAAGCAAGACATGACAACTATCCCAGTTCATTCCCCAGACGGAATGCTTGTTGGATTTGTCGGTAGATCTGTAGAGGGGAAGACCTTTAAGAATACCCCAGGTCTTCCAAAAGGTAAGACTTTATTTAATTTAAACCGTGTAAAGAATTCACGTACTGTATATGTGGTGGAGTCCTCTTTTGACGCCATACGCCTTGACCAGTGCGGTTTTGCAGCGGTAGCAACACTTGGCTCAAACGTGTCTAATTTCCAAGTGGACTTGCTAAAAAAATACTTCAATGATATAATTGTCATTGCAGACAACGATGAGGCAGGCGGCAACATGAAAACCAGGCTTACAGAAAAGCTTGGTTCTCGCGTCTCTGTCTTGTTGTTAGAAACAAAATATAAAGATATAGGCGACATGAATGACGAAGACATTAAAGCTCTAAGTTTTAGCTTCGACCAGTCAATAGCCGAAATACTACAATAACAGTATAAACAAAGTATATACAAAAAATATAAGGAGAAAAATATGAGTGTAATTAAGGGTCTCAAAAATATTAATGCCCTACTTGACAAGCCAAAGTACGACAGCGACAAGCCTCGCGTTCGTTGGCTGAAACTAGCAGACGCACAGTCAGTGAAGATTCGTTTTATCGAAGAGCTGGACGATGAGTCTGCCAACTATAACGAAAGCCGTGGCCTTTCCTTGGTGGTTAAAGAACACACCAATCCAAAAGACTACCGTCGTAAGGCCGTAGACACTATGGACTCAGAGGGCCGAGACTGGGCTGAAGAGATGCATCGCAAGGATCCAAAAGCTGGGTGGCGTGGACGTCTTCGTTTCTACTGCAACCTTCTCGTTGACGATGGAATTGAAGAGCCATACGCCGCTATCTGGTCAATGGGTGTCAGCAAGATGTCGTCTTTCAACACCATTCGGGAATACGCTTTGGAGACGGGTAGCATTTCAAATCTTACCTGGAAGCTTAAGCGTAACGGTCAGGGTACGGAAACAAGCTACACGCTTATTCCTTCGGCTCCAGATAGTGAGCCATTCGCCTGGGGTGAGGTAGAGCCGTTTAACCTTGAGCTGGCTCTCACACAGATCCCTTATGCAGAGCAGGAAGCCTTCTACTTGGGCTTTGACACACCCTCTGTTACCTCTGCCACTAACGTGGAGTGGTAATCTAGGATGGGGTATGTTGGCTTACATGTTCACACTCATTTCAGTCTTTTCGATGGAATCGCTACTCCACAGGAGTACGTAGACAGAGCGGCAGAACTGGGAATGACTGCCTTGGCAATCACTGACCACGGTTCTCTTTCTGGTCACAGAGAGATGTATCGCGCTGCAAAAAGTAAGAACATTAAGCCAATACTTGGCGTGGAGGGCTATATTACTGAAGACCGCTTTGATAAGCGGGATCGGGATAGTAGAGAAGGTCCTTTGGACTTGGTCTACAATCACATAGTCCTCCTAGCCAAGAACCAAAAAGGTCTAGAAAATCTTAATAGACTTAATGAGATTGGTTGGACAGAGGGCTTCTACAAGAAGCCACGTATTGACTATAAAGTTTTAGAGCAGTACAAAGAGGGCGTTATCGTTACCTCTGGGTGCCTCAGCGGAACTGTTGCTAAAGCAATTGAAGCTGGAGAGATTGCAGAGGCTAAGCGACAAATAGAGTGGCACAAGGGTGTTTTTGGCGATGACTATTACATTGAGGTAATGCCACATAACCCAGCTGAGATTAACCACCAGCTACTAGCTCTGGCAGATGAGTTCGGGGTAAAGCCAGTAGTGACTCCAGACTGTCACCATGCACACACAGGGCAGAAGGACATTCAAGAGCTTAAGCTAATTCTTAATACATACAGTAATAAGATTGAAAAAGACGCTACCTTTGAAAAGTCTAAGAAGCATGCCAATCTCATGGACAGACTTGATTATCTCTATGGTGCAGATCGACAAATGAGTTTTAACAAGTTTGATATCCACCTCATGTCCGATGAAGAAATGCGGGCAGCGATGATGTCTCAGGGTATTGATAGAGAAGATATCTATGAATCTACCTTAGAGATTGCTGATAAGGTAGAAGACTATAGTATTAAGGATGGGCTGGACCTGCTTCCGGTTCAGTACCAAAACCCTGACCAAGAGCTTCGCACCCTAGCCCTAGAAGGATTAAAAGAGCGTGGAGTAGAGACCCAAGAGTACCTTGACAGGCTAGAGGAAGAACTTAAGGTCATTGAGTCAAAGAACTTTGGGCCATACTTCCTTGTTGTTCGCAACATGATTAACTGGGCAAAGAAGGAGGGAATCCAGGTTGGTCCTGGACGTGGTTCTTCTGCTGGCTCTTTGCTGTGTTATGCCCTAAAGATCACAGACATTGATCCAATTAAATATGGGCTTCTATTCTTTAGGTTTATTAACCCAGACCGCAATGACTTCCCGGATATTGATACCGACATTCAAGACACAAGGCGTGAAGAGGTTAAAGATTATCTAGTTAAGCAATATCGACACGTGGCTTCTATTGCAACATTCTTGCAGTTTAAAGACAAGGGTGTTGTGCGTGACATTGCTCGGGTACTGCACATACCCCTGACAGACGTTAATAAGGTTGGAAAGTTATTTGACACCTGGGAGGACTACTGCTCTTCCAGACAAACAGCCTGGTTCCGTGAAAAGTATCCAGAGATTGAGAAGTATGGTGACCAGTTGCGTGGTCGCATTCGTGGCACCGGAATCCATGCCGCTGGTGTTGTAACCAGTAAAGAGCCTATCTTTCGTCATGCTCCAATGGAAACACGTACCGCTCCAGGTTCTGGAGAGCGTATCCCAGTTGTGGCGGTAGATATGGAAGAGGCAGAACGTATTGGTCTGATTAAGATTGATGCCTTGGGTCTAAAAACGCTAAGCGTTCTCCGTAGTGCACTTGATATTATTAAAGAGCGTCACAAGAAAGATATTGACTTGCTCAAGATCGATCTAGATGATCCCAATATTTATGAAATGCTTTCTAGCGGATATACAAAGGGCGTCTTCCAGTGTGAAGCAACTCCGTATACAAACCTTCTGATTAAGATGGGTGTTAGCAACTTTGACGAGCTGGCTGCTTCTAATGCTTTGGTTCGACCTGGTGCCATGAACACTATTGGAAAAGACTATATCGCTCGTAAGCATGGCAAGCAGAGTATTCGTTTTCATCACCAAATTATGAAAGAGTTTACTTCAGAGACCTATGGCTGTATCTTGTACCAGGAGCAGGTCATGCAAGCTTGTGTAAACTTGGGCGGGATGTCTATGGTCGAGGCAGACAAGGTACGTAAGATTATTGGTAAGAAGAAGGATGCCAAAGAGTTTGACGTGTTCAAGGATAAGTTTGTGGAGGGGGCTTCTAAGTTCATGGCCCCTAATGCCGCTACAGATTTGTGGCACGACTTTGAGGCTCACGCGGGGTATTCTTTTAACAAGTCCCACGCTGTTGCTTATTCTACTCTATCCTATTGGACAGCATGGCTAAAGTATCACTATCCACTAGAGTTTATGTTCTCTATTCTTAAGAATGAAAAGGATAAAGATGCTAGGACAGAGTACCTAATTGAAACTAAGCGTATGGGCATTGCTATCAAGCTCCCACACGTTAACGACTCTGATACTGACTTTAAGATTGAGGGTAAGGGCATTAGGTTTGGTCTTTCTGGAATCAAATATATTTCAGATAACATTGCTTCTAAGTTTATGGCGGCAAGGCCATTTGCTTCTTACGCAGAGCTAGAAGAGTTCTCTCTACGTAAAGGTACTGGGGTTAACTCAAGGTCCTTACAGGCACTTAGGGTTATTGGAGCAGCAAACTTTGCAGATAATCCAAGAGACGAAGAAGAGATTAGGTCTAACCTATATGAATATTTAAACTTACCAGAGTTTAATATTACAGTACCTCCACACTACCACGCCTTTATTAATGAGGTCATAGACTTTGAGGAGAAAGGGTGCTTTATCCTTCTGGGCATGGTCAAGGCCATAAAGAGGGGTAAGGGCTGGTCTCGGGTAGAGATCTTGGACAAGACTGGGTCTGTTGGCATCTTTGATGAAGAGCAGACGGGAATTGAAACAGGGAAAACATACCTGTTGCTTGCAAGTGATAATCGTATTGTTTCTGCTATCCCAGCTGACGAAATCAAAGGTTCCGATGCTGCAATCATTAAATTCTTAAACTATAAAATGTTGCCTTATAAGGATGACGAAATGTTTGTGGTTTCGTTTAAGCCAAGGGTAACCAAAGCTGGTAAAAAGATGGCAACGCTAACAGTGGCAGACTCTTCTAGAGAACTTCATTCTGTGCTAGTGTTTCCAACTACATTTGCCAAAGCATATATGAAGATTCAGGAAGGCAATGTTCACACATTCTCTTTCGGAAAAACAAAAGACGGGACAGTGATATTAGATGACATACTTGGATGAAATGGCAGAGCACCTGCACCAAGTCGCAACAGAAAAAGGCTTCTGGCCAGAGGTGGTTGATGACATTTTTATTACCAAGCAACTTATGATGGTAGTGTCTGAAGCCGTAGAGGTTATGGAAGCAATCAGGAAAGACAAGGGAAAGGTCGAGATAGCAGACGAGATGGCTGACATTATCATTCGCACACTTGACCTATTTGCTGGACTAGTAGAGAATGACTATACAGACATTTCTCTAGACCAGGCCCTAGAAAACAAGGTTAACTTTAATAAAGAAAGACCAGAAAGGCACGGTGTTAGGTTCTGATGACAACAATTGATGAAGCTCTATCGCAGCTAGATCCAAAGATTAGAAAAAAGTTGGGGCCAGCAGTTGGGATTAAAACTGAATTTCAGCCTACCCCTAGCCCAGGCTTGAATCGAGCATTGGGTGGAGGGCTTCCTTATGGGAGGCAGGTTCTCCTTTGGGGGAGCAAGGCTAGTGCCAAGTCTTCTTTGTGCATGCAGACTGTTGGTCTAGCGCAAAAAGAAGGCAAGCTCTGTGCTTGGGTAGACGCTGAGATGTCCTACGATGAAAGTTGGGCACAAAAGCTGGGGGTAGACACCTCGCAACTATTATACTCAGAAGCTCGTAGTATTAATGATATGGTAGACGTCACTGTAGCAATGCTACACGCAGGCGTTGACCTGATTGTCATTGATAGTATTAGCTCTCTACTACCAGCAGTTTATTTTGAGAAAGATTCTAACGAGCTGAAGCAGCTTGATAATACTAAGCAAATTGGTGCAGAGTCTAAAGATCTTAAACATGCTTGGATGATGATTAACTATGCGAATAACCAGGAGAAGCCATCGTTGATCATGGCCATCTCTCAAGCCAGGAACAACATTACACCAATGTATACCCAGTCTGTTCCTACTGGTGGGAATGCAACACAGTTCTTCTCATCTACAATCATTAAGCTGTTCTCGTCGTCATCAGACAACAATGCTATTAAGAGTAAAATTAGGTCTGGAGACAAGTTGATTGAGCAAAAGGTTGGTCGTAAGATTCGTTGGGAAGTCCAGAACTCTAAGACTTCTGCTCCAGGAGAGTCTGGAGAGTACGACTTCTACTTTAGGGGAAGCCAGATAGGAATTGACGCTATTGGAGACCTTGTAGATACCGCAGAAATGCTTGGGCATGTCTCTAGGACTGGTGCGTGGTATCAGCTTGAAGACGGGACTAAGGTTCAGGGACGGGAAGCTTTTATTGAAAAGGTAAAAGAAGATAAGTCGTTGCAAGAAAAGTTGAGGGCAAGTATCGATGGCTAGCTATACGATATTCCCCGGAAAGTTTCAATGCCAAACTTGTAAAGGTGAGGTGGGAACTCTGCGTCTGTACGAGGAGACAAAGGTTATAACCTGGATGTGTCGTGACAAACATCTCAGCCGTGTGTCCTTACAAACTAAAAAGAGTAAGAGAGATTATGAGCGAAAGATCTGAGAGTAAAAGGATAGGCGCTAAGCTCCACAAAAATTCAGGTCGCAACACCAAAAAAGGTGACGCATCTTGGTACAATTTCGTAATTGACTTCAAAGAGGTTGGCAAGAGCTTTACTTTAAATAAAGATGTATGGGCAAAAGCTACGACTGATGCCTTGAAATCTAACAAAGACCCTGCTATAGTGGTAGTTATGGGTAGCGAAGGAATAAAAACAAGACTAGCGGTCATAGAGATGGCGTTGCTAGAACAATTGCTAGAAGAGAGAGAATAATGAAAATATTAATGCTGGATATAGAGACGACACCCCTGCAGGTTTATACTTGGGGGCTTTGGGACCAGAACATTGGTATCAATCAAATCATCAAGCCCACCGAGATGATGTGCTTCGGTGCAAAGTGGCAGGGCAAGAAGACAGTTACCTTCAAGTCGGTTCATCACGATGGCAAGAAGGCTATGCTAGAAGAGCTTCACAGCATGATGGAAGAAGCAGATGCCCTTGTTGGTTGGAATTCCGCTGCCTTTGACCACAAACACATCAAGAGGGAGTTCCTTGAAAATGGAATGGCTCCTCCGTCAATCGTTAAAGACTTGGACCTTATGAGTGTTGTAAAGGCTAACTTTAAATTCCCATCCAACAAGCTGGACTATGTAGCACAAGCACTTGGTGTTGGCTCTAAAGTAAAGCACTCAGGGTTTCAGTTGTGGATTGACTGCATGGCTGGTGACGACAAGGCATGGCGTGAGATGAAGAAATACCAGATTCAGGATGTTGTTCTTCTAGAAGAGCTTTACCAGGTCCTGATCCCCTGGCTTCCAGGAGCTAGCAGCGTAACCATCAAGGAAAAGAGAGAGATCTCAGACCCAGAGAAGATGGTACAATAGTATGGTAACGACAGAGAACAAAACAACGATTGACATGATTAATGGTTTGTCAGAAATAGCAGAGTTCATGGATGATGAGGATCTTACACAGGCTCTCACTATGGTGGCTAAGCTAATTCTAAATCCAGGTATCCCAATCAATGTTGCTACACTAGAAATTGTGCGGTTACAAGCAATTGCAACAAAGATGTCTTTTAAGGCAACCTGGATGGCTAACGTAGATAAAGGAGACAGGGCGAAGAAGAACATATACTTTACAGCGGCATCATCTATTCATGAGCTGGTTGCTGCACTTAAGTACATTACCCGATAATATAAAATGGCTAAAAGTTTATTAAACGAATTAATGGAAAAGGGTGAGAGGACACAAAAGTCTTCTCCCGATATGGATGCCTTAGTCCAAAAGATTCAGTCTGGATATGTCGCTAAGCGTGGTCCTAGGCATCAGCAGAAGAAAAGCTTTGCTCCTTCTACTATTGCTTACGGCCACGGTGAGTGCGCTAGATATTGGTACCTCGCCTTTGAGGGCGGTACCTTTGAGGACTATGCAGATCCCTTTGCTGGTGCAAACATGACCAACGGCACCAAGTCCCATGAGCGTATTCAGAAAGCAATGGAAGATGCGGGGATGCTCATTGATTCGGAATTTAAGATTATTAATGAAGACCCACCAATTTTTGGGTATGGGGATGTAATCTTAGACTGGAACGGAGAAGAGCTTCTTGGTGAGATCAAGACAGCTATGCAGGAAGGCTTCGAGTACAGAAAGAAGAGTCGTAAGGCTAAGAGCGGTCATTTGATTCAGCTTCTTATCTATATGAAGATTCTTAAAAAAGCAAAAGGTGTTCTCATTTATGAAAACAAGAATAATCACGAGCTGTTGACTATTCCAGTTGAAATAAATGACTACTACATTACATGGGTAAACCAAGCATTTGAGTGGATGAGAGATGTTCGTAAGGCGTGGGAAGCAAAAACATTGCCTACAAAAAACTATAGATCTAATTCTAAGATCTGCAAGACATGCCCTTTGGCAAAAGTCTGTGCGGATGCTGGAACTGGAGACATCAAACTTAAAGCATTGGAGCCCCTGGATGAAGCCCTGTCAGTGGTGTGATACAACCTTTAAGGCAAATGTAAGCTACCAGATATATTGCTCTCCAGAGTGCCGGAACGCTGCAACTAAAGATAAAATATCTCAAAGATATGCGATCTCTCGTAGGACAAAGATGATGGCTAAAAAAAGATTCTGCAAATCTTGCGAGGTGTTGCTGTCTGCCTACAACGATGATGTGCTTTGTTTGTCTTGTGTTGTTAATCCAACAGATGTCTCCAAAGCTTTAAAAGAAATTAAGGGTATATTAGATGGTAAAGCTAAGCCAGATAACAAATCAACCGAATAGAATATGTGCAATAGACGCTAGCACTAATAGCCTAGCATTTGCCATCTTTGACAAGGACGAGCTTGAGGCCTGTGGCAAGATTAGGTTTGAGGGAGTAAATACCTACAAGAAGGTTGGGGACGCAGCAAGAAAAACTGGGGCTTTGTTTCAACATTTTGATATCCAGGGAGTTGTAATTGAACAACCTGTTTATTTAAATAGCCCTAAGACGATGATGGATTTAACAATGGTGCATGGCGCAATTATCGCCGGTATCTTGTCAAACAAAAGGATGCCGGTTAGGTCTGTCCCTCCAATTGCATGGCAGACCTTTATCGGTAATGGAAGGTTGACTACCCCAGAGAAGACTCTTATAAGATCTAACAACCCAGGAAAGAGTGACTCCTGGTATAAGACTAAAGAGCGAGAGTTCCGTAAGCAAAGAACTATTAGATTTGTTAATACTATTTATGATAAAAATATAGATGACAACGACGTATCAGATGCAGTTGGAATTGGACACTATGCCGTCCATAATTTAAACAAACTGTTTTCTGTGCTAGGTTGACAAGGAGACACTATGGCTGCTAAACTTTATACAAATGAAGCATGGCTAAAGAAAAGGTTCCACCTAGATCGCAAAACTCCAGAAGAGATAGCGAAAGAGTGTGGGGTAAGCGTAGAAACTATCTATGTTTACTTAGCTAAGTTTGGATTGAGGAAGTCACGTAGATGAGTAAAGATACAGAGGGAGAGAAATGAAAGAGTATAGTTCAAAAGAAATGTTGTCGTTTGATGACATCCTTTTAGTTCCACAATTTTCTGGTATTGCAAGTCGTAAAGATGTTTCGCTTTCCACTATTCTTGGAGATGGGCTAGAGCTAGATATCCCCATTATTGCTGCACCAATGGATACCGTTTGTGAGTGGCAAATGGCAGAGGCTATGGACAATCACGGCGGCCTCGGAATACTTCACAGATACATGAGTTTTGAAGAGCAGCATTCTATGGTGAGAATGTCTAATGCTCAGTCTATAACAAAAAATATTGGTGTGTCTGTTGGTGCGACCGGATCGTTTGTTCCAGACGCAGTAATGCTTGCAGAGGCTGGGGCAAATGTTATTTTAGTTGATGTTGCAAACGGTCATAATGAAAATGCAATTGCCGCAGTAAAGTCGTTGCGCAAAGAGCTGGGAGCCGATATTCACATTATGGCTGGCAACGTTGCTACCTGGGATGGTTTTGCAAGACTGGCTGACGCTGGAGCAAATTCTATTCGAGTGGGGATTGGTGGTGGGTCAGCTTGCACTACCAGAGTAGTTAGTGGACACGGGGTTCCAACGCTTGCATCAATCATGGACATTCGTGAAAGAGTAAGCTATGAAGATGCCCCCGCTCTAATTGCAGATGGTGGAATCAGAAACTCTGGGGATGCGGCTAAAGCCCTGGCAGCAGGTGCTCATGCCGTAATGGTTGGAAGGTTGCTTGCTGGAACCTCAGAGTCTCCGGGACACGTTGTAGACGGACACAAGGTCTTTCGAGGAATGGCATCTAGGGAGGCCCAGGAGGATGGCAGAGGCGTGGTATCTGGTGTAGAGGGTATCTCAACTACCGTTCCTTTCGTTGGATCAGTTAGTAATATTATTAATGATTTCCGGGCGGGGTTGCGCAGTGCCCTGTCCTACACGGGGGTAGACAACCTCTTTGACTTTCACACCGAGAGCGTGTATAATAGAGTATCAAGCAATTCACTAAATGAAACTAAACCTCACGCAAAGGAATAATAATGGTTCGTGCTCGTAGAACAGGTACAGGAGATACTCCTACTAAGTTTTTTCGTTTCCCAGAAATCACAATAGATGGATTTGTGATTGAAAAAGGAGAGATCATCAAGGTCAAAGACGAGTGGGGTATGAGGTTTAAGTTTGATAGTCTTGTTACTAATACTGAGACTGGTGCACAATGGGTAGACTGCTTTGAGGTCTATAAAATGCGTACAGGTGTGCTAAGATCCTTTAAGATAGATAGAGTAAAGAGAATTCCAAAGAAGAGGGGTCGCCGTGCAAAACGAACAACAGCTAGTCCAACACCTTGACACAGTAAATAAGGTCGTTGGAGAATATCTCAAAGGTACAGACCCAACAAAAATTTCTAAGCAGCTTAGCATTCCCCGCACCAAGGTAGTTGAATATCTTAATGAGTGGAAGCAAATGGCTTCTGCTAATGATACTATTCGAGCACGAGCTAGGGAAGCTTTGGCTGCTGCAGACGAACATTATAGTAGACTTATCTCTAAGTCATATGAAGTAATCGATGATGCAGATACTAATGGAGATTTAAGGTCTAAGTCTGGCGGTATTAAATTAGTTATGGACATTGAGTCTAAGCGAATTGAAATGCTTCAAAAGGCTGGACTCTTGGAGAATAAAGAGTTGGCAGAGGAAATGCTAGAGATTGAAAAGCGGCAGGGTATTCTTGTTGGTATTCTTAAAGATGTTGCCGCAGAGCACCCAGAGATTAGAGATAAAATTATGAGAAGGCTTTCCGAGGCTTCTACTAAACTAAATGAAACGGTAACTATTGTCCACGATGTTTGATGACTTTCTGGAGGCATTGGAGGATAGCCCATTTGAAGAAACTCCTGTAGACGCACACACGTTTGTAGAAGATGAAAACTTTTTGGGTCAGCCACCGCTGTCTAAAATCCAGTATGACATTGTAGAAGCAATGAGTCAGATCTATCGAAAAGAAGATCTTATTGTTTTGATGGGCCAAGAAGCTGGGGCACAGTACTTTAAAAAGTTTACAAAGAATGAAGTTATTTTGCAGCTCGGAAAAGGTAGCGGAAAAGACTTTGTTGCTACTGTAGCTGTGGCATACGTTGTATATAAACTCCTATGCCTTAAAGATCCAGCAAGATACTATGGCAAGCCCTCTGGTGACGCTATTGATATTATCAACATTGCAATCAACGCACAGCAGGCCAAGAACGTTTTCTTTAAAGGATTTAAAACAAAGATTGAAAAGTCTCCTTGGTTTGCTGGTAAATATTATTCTAAGATGGACTCTATTGAGTTTGATAAGACTGTCACTGTTTACTCTGGACACTCCGAGAGAGAGTCTCATGAGGGCCTGAATCTTCTGGTCGCAGTCCTAGATGAAATTTCTGGCTTCTCCTCCGATGTTGGCACTGGTAACGAACAGGGCAAGACAGCCGACAATATCTATAAAGCCTTTCGTGGTACCGTAGACTCTCGTTTTCCAGACTTAGGCAAGGTCGTACTACTGTCCTTCCCCCGATATCCTGGTGACTTTATTTCTTCTAAATATGATGATGCTATTTTAGAAAAAGAAGTTATCCAAAGAACCCACAAGTTTGTTATTAACCCAGATCTTCCAGAAAATTCTCCTGGTAATACGCTAGATATTGCTTGGGACGAAGACCAAATTACAGGATATAAATACCCAAACGTATTTGCATTGAAGCGTCCTACTTGGGAAGTAAACCCAACAAGAAAGATTGATGATTTTAAGTTAGCATTCTATACAGACCTTGGTGACGCTATGATGCGCTTCCTTTGTGTCCCAACATACTCCTCTGACGCATTCTTTAAGCAGCGCGACAAGGTCAGGGCTTGTATGACTCTTCGGAATCCGCTAGATAGCTTTAGGAGATTTGAAGCAAACTTTAAGCCAGACCCGGATAAGAAATACTTTGTTCATGCCGACCTGGCTCAGCGTCATGACAAGTGTGCAGTAGCAATTGCTCATGTTGAAAAATGGGTGAACATAAGAGTGATCAAGGACTACGAGCAGGTTGCTCCATTTGTTGTTGTGGATGCTGTGGCATGGTGGGAGCCAAAGATCGAGGGGCCAGTCAACCTGTCGGAAGTTAAGCAATGGATCCAAAACCTTCGTAGGCTAGGGTTCGACATAGGCTTAGTAAGCTTCGACCGTTGGCAATCTTTCGATATCCAGAATGAACTTAAGGCTGTTGGTATGCGTACAGACACCGTGTCGGTAGCCAAAAAGCACTATGAAGATATGGCTATGCTGATGTACGAGGAAAGATTGGTTATGCCAACTATCGAGCTTTTGTTTGAGGAGCTCACCGAGCTCAAGATTATGAAGGGGAATCGGGTCGACCACCCACGCAAAAGCTCTAAGGACCTGGCTGACGCCGTTTGTGGTGCTGTTTTTGGTGCTATATCCCATACCCCAAAGGATAACAATTTAGAGGTGGAAGTGCATACCTTCAGGGACAGATCCAAGACCCGACTTGAGGATTTGCCCGATAACGTGATACACTATAAGTCCAAAGAAATGCCAGAAGACGTAAGAGACTATTTGGATAGGCTTGGTTTGGTTTAACCACAAATACTAGGCATTTTTTCAGATTCAACCACTACATTTTGTATAAAGAGAGAGTATAATGAGTTTACCAATTGACATAGTTTACTTTTCTAACAGGTCTGAAAACACTAAAAGATTTGTAGATAAGATAACTGACCTTAGCTGGAGAATTCCTTTAGTCTGGGATAGCGAGAATCCATATTTGCATAGTCGAGAATTTGTTCTCGTATTGCCAACATATGGGGCTGGTAGAGGTAGCCATGTTATCCCTTCTCAGGTAAAGAAGTTTCTTAATGTTAGATCAAACAGAGAGATGCTTCGTGGGGTTATCGGGACTGGGAATACTAATTTTGGAGCGCATTTCTGTAAAGCTGCAGAAATGATTTCAGCCAAAACAGGGGTACCGCTCATTGGCAAGATAGAAATATTCGGTACAGAAGACGACGTTAAAACAATTAAAGAAAGATTGAGGCTGCTTTATGACTACGAACTATAGCTATCACGAATTGAACGCTATGTTAAACCTTTATGGAGAGAACGGTGAGATACAGTTTGACAAGGATA